TGATAATAGGAAGGTACGGCCGTGAAGAACGGTATCGCCGTTTGTTTTTCTGTGATATCTACACCGTTTACTTCTAGGCTTACTTTGTTAGTGACCGACACCAGGTTATTGTCTCCATATGCATTACTAGAAGCTATGAATTTTACGGGGTGGTTAAAAAAGAGAGTCTGAACAGTGTCATTCGAGGGTTCCGTTTTCTGGACTTGTTGAATGAGCATTACACGCTCGGTGGGCTGAGCGATTCGTAAACGTTCCTCCGTGTCTAGAGCGACGTACGTGGCGAAGAATTTCGGTTTATAATTTGCATTAAAATTGGAACTCCACTTGATTTTGATTCGAACGTCACTGTACTGTAAGGCCAGAATGGGTAAACTGTATCCCCAGTTTTCACAGAAAAACCAACGGAACGGATAAAAGTAGGATTCGGAACCTAACCCACCATGCAAAGAAGCCTGGTACGACTTTGCGAACGATGAAGCGAACAAATCAATCGCAATTTCTTCTGTAAATTCTGAAGACTGTTTATCTATGAGCTGATCTCCGATGTATAATTCTGCTTCTTCGATTACGTTTGACCAATCATCGATAAGTTTGGCCGTTTCATTTTCTTCTATGGTCATGAAACAGTAGTTCAACAGATCACCTGAACGACGAAGTGTGATGGTAGATGTATTCCCTGCACCCGGATTTCCATCGATCGTCTGTTGTTCCTGAAAAAGTGAAAAATTCGTGTGTCTCTTATGAGTCGAGTTGAAAAAGCTCAACTCAGGATTCCCAGTTATGTGTACGTCTTGTGCACCCAAAGCGATCAATCTGGTGATAGCTCCGGAACCAGACATTACTATATTTAAAAAAGATAATTTTAAACACCTAAGTGAGCCCCGCCTCATCAAGTTTTCATCAAACCTACTACCAACATGAACGTTACTTCTGTCACCGATTACATCCTCAAGCTCGAGAAGCTCAACGAAGAGTCTCGCACCAAGATTGAGCATCTCAAGAAGCTCCTCGACGAGGCCAACAAAGAAAAGGTCGCTGCGCTCAAGTCTCTGTACCACACGACCGCTCGAGTCACCGAGAAGGAGTGTGTGAACCAGGGTCTCGTCGACCGTCTCCTCGAACTTGGGGAGATGACTTCCGACTTTTACAAGACTGCCGCCTACAACAGGGGTGCGGAAATTCTTCGCGGACTCGACTACGAGGTTGAATCCGGTGAGAGTGTCATGCACATCAAGGGTATCGGCAAGTCTATCGCCACCAAGATTGACGAGTACCTCGAAGAGCAGGACCCCGACTACGAAGAGTCCGTTGCCTCCAACGACTACGAGTCTGACGAGGACACCGAGTCTGAGGTGGACAGCGACGACGAGTATTTCGTCAGCTACAATCACGACATCTATACCATGCTCAAGGACTACGCCAAGAAGGAATCCAATCCTTACAAGATTCAGGCGTACGAGAATGCCGCCGGTGAGATTTACTACCTACCCTTCAGGGTTACCAGTGGTAAGGATGCCATGAACCTTCCGGGTATCGGTAAGTCCATCGCCGCCAAGATTGACGAGTTTCTCAAGAAGACCACTTCTACCAACGAAGAAGTGGCACGAGCTCTCGAGGAGTTTGCCGAAGACCTCGAAGACCCTTTCAAGATTCGTGCGTACGAAAACGCTGCTGGACTCATCCGCAATCTTAAGTTTGAGGTAACCAGTGGTGAGGAACTCGCGGAAGGTCCCAAGAAGGTGAAGGGTATTGGCAAGAGCATTGCCAGAAAGATTGATACGTTTCTTCAGACTGGGGAAATGAATTAAATCCACTGAGCTGGTTGCTTGACCTTCTTTTTGGGTCTGCGACCAAGACGAGAGAGTACATATACGTAGAACAATAGTCCGTACCTTATCATTTATAATTTTAATTCAAACGAATCTTTTTTTTTACCGTCATACGCGTTCACGATACCCGATTCTATCATTTTTTCGTTCACGGACCGCTTATCTCCCTTACGTCTATATACTGTCACTAAGGGTCGACCGTATTTATCGTTTTTACCACATTCAATCCATACTAAGCCGTTAACCCTGTTTCTACACATAAATGGGTTCCATAATTGGTAAGGTGCGCGATCATCAAATCCACACTCTTCCTTAAACATGTCTCGCGCAAGTTTAGCGAGGTGAATATGTTCTGCTCTATCTTTCAACCCAAGACTGGGTTTTATCTCAGCTGAGTCATAGCCGATAGTTCTAAAATTAAACTTTAAGGGGCGACCATGAAGCATGATAACCGCCTTGAATGTATCTCCATCGTATACACTTGTGATTTTTGCATACCCCTCGTATTTGTTGAGACTAAAAACTGGCATCGAATCATCAACACCAGAAAGAATTCTTTTAGTGAAACAGCAATTCATATATAAAGAGGTCGGGGCTCCTCTTTAATATTTTTCTTGACTAATGATAAATAATGGTTTCGTATGTACTCAACGTAGACAAGGCGGGTGATCTTAAGTTTGGTCGTAAGAAGTGCCGTCTCCACAAAAAGGAGGAAGTGGTGAAGGTTGCCAGGGATTATGGTATACGTACTCCCAATAAGAAGACTGTCAAGGAACTTTGTGGAAGTTTAAAGAAGAAAATTCAAAAGGCTGAGCGAGTTTCGCGAGAGGAGGTCGCCAACATGAATAACGTCCCCCTCGCCAAACTGTATCCCGAGGCTGCCAAGAAGCGTGCGGCCGCCAAGAAGCGCGCTGAGAAGAAAGCCTTTAACAGGAAGGTCGCGGCCAATTTCATGAAGAGTATGGTGACGAAGCGTATCACTACGCCTGTGCGTGCCACGGTGAGAGCTGTGATGCCCATGCCCAAGCCCCAAAAGAAGGCTCAACCTCTCACCAAGGATGAAGCAAAGAAACGTATCATGGCAATGAAGGGTCTTACCGGTCGTAACAAATTTGTTTTAGTCAACAGGATCAATCTTAACCAACATTCGCCTCGACGGGTTGTTCGTCTGGCTCGAGAATTGGCGCGTCTTCGGTAATGTCGACTTCACCGTGTTGCGTATCCCAATCTGAGAGGTCGTTGTATACTTTTTCGGTGGTATCGTAACTCGAGGTACCGTCCGAGATGAGCATATCTCGTACCATCTCGTAAAGAACAGTGGTGAGCGCAAATTTGTATGCAAGAAATCCTACGAAAGTAGCTCCATAATCAAAATCAAAAGCGAACGGAGCATTGTTCCACGCCATTTCAAAAGCGGCGGCGCTGATGGGTGCCAAGAACTGTTTCTGAAACGGCGAATTCTCGATGTTATCTACGTGGTCCTCGAGTAAAGAGATGTAGGCATACGAGGCGAGACCCCCGAGGGTAGCGGAAACGCCCATCTCAGCACCTTGGGTGATGAAATAGGACGTAGCGAGTGCGGAGCCATACCCAGCCGTAGTGTTCCTGAGATTCTTCTTGAGACGGCGATATTCACCAGAAGTCTTGGGTACGACGGGCTTGGCGAAAGATGTAGTGGAGATCATTTACTATTTTTCATTGTTAACTAAGCTTTATGTGGCTTAAAAATTTTGGAACACAATAGTATATGCCGTGTCAACATTGTAAAAAGAAATGTGGAGTTCCGATTGATTGTAAATACTGTAGTGGTAGTTTTTGTCCGGGTTGTCTCAATTTAACGAAACATGATTGTCAAGGGGCAGATATCAAGAAGATGAAACAACGTAAAGAACTCGAGGATAGACTAGCATATGAACCAACTCCCAAGCACTTAAAGATTTAACTCGTAAAATAGATGTGCTGAAATGCCCGAGTGGTCTAAGGGGACCGACTTAAGATCGGTTGGTGTTCTCACCTCGTGGGTTCGAACCCCACTTTCAGCATCGCACTCATAGCTCAGTGGTAGAGCGCAAGTTTAGTAAGCTTGAGGCCGGGAGTTCGAACCTCCCTGAGTGCAACCCTATTAAAAGAATGGAAATCAACTAGATCATGAACGCTGTCCGTATTCATGATATAGCCTCCGTGACCTTTTTACTTCCCTTTTCTACGTTGGCAGTCGCCGAAGTATTTTTTGGATATGTCGTCTACCCTATGTTTTTAACACACACACTCACGTTTCATTTACTATACGATCTCATATGGATTTACGTACAGCCCAAAATTATCACGTCGCATCGGAATCTTATCATGTTGCACCATGTCGTCGCTCTCATGTATCTCCTTCGACCCCTTTTGAATCCTTTTGAATCACGTACAACTGCACTCGCGTCTCTCGTAGAGATTGACACGACGATTCTCATTTTGAAGAGACTTTTACCGAGGAGTACCTTCATGAACAATTTGTATCTCACGTCAAACATGGTCATTCGAGTGTACTACGAGACATTCTTAACTTTTCTGGTTTGGTTCATCTCGCGTTACGATCCATTTTGGGTGAGAGCCTACACGCTCTCGTGTCAACTTTTCATAAACGTATTCAGTTGTGGAATTTGCGCACTCACCTTTTCTAAGAACTTTAAGAAAAGAATCTAATGTACTAGTAGTATGCAAATTTTCGTAAAGACACTCACCGGGAAGACGATCACTTTGGAGGTTGAGTCTTCGGACACGATCGATAACATCAAGGCTAAGATCCAAGACAAAGAGGGTATTCCACCCGACCAACAACGACTCATTTTCGCTGGTAAACAACTCGAGGATGGACGTACACTCTCAGATTATAACATCCAAAAAGAGTCTACTTTGCACCTGGTTCTTCGTCTCAGGGGTGGTGGTGAGCGCAAACCCAACGCGTACATAAACTTTGTCAAGAAGCATCGTCCCGAGGTTGTCAAAGATTTTCCCAATCTTTCATTCACCGAAATTGGTTCGAAGCTCGGTGAAATGTGGAGGGCTCTTTCCGACGAAGAGAAAAAGAAATATGTGAAATAAGTATGTGGTTGTACATAGTAGGAGTTGGAGCATTTCTTTACACCGTCCCATATTGTTGTTTAGTTTCGGTATTTAAAGAACGAAATAGAAGAGGGTGTTCACCTAGAGGTTCATCAATGTACTTAAGGGATATGGACCATAACTATACATATGGCACCTCTCGGAGTTAAGAAACTTTGTTACGATGCTCATCTGCCTACTCGTGGTTCTGATGGTGCTGTGGGATATGATCTATATAGCTCCGAGGATGCGACGGTACCGTGTCAGGCGGGGCGAGCTCTAGTGAGTACCGGTATCGCACTATCCATTCCAGACGGTCTATATGGTCGTGTAGCTCCTCGCTCTGGTCTCGCCGTGAAGCACTGTATCAATGTGGGCGCGGGTGTGATCGATCCTGATTATACCGGTGAAGTCAAGGTCGTCCTATTCAATCATGGTACGGAAGACTTTGAAATCAAGAAGGGTGATCGTATCGCTCAACTCATTTTGGAGAGGTGTGAGACACCTATGATTAAGGAAGTTGGTCTTCTCGAGGAGACACTCAGGGGTGATGGTGGTTTCGGATCTACAGGTCTTTGAATTCCTCTTTGCAAAACCACAAATCTTCGGGTGTAGGCATGAATAACATACCATGGCGCATAGTCATATACAACTTAGCTTTATTCAGATCAGGGTAAGACCACAGAATCCAACGTTCCCAATATTCGGCCCGGAAGAAATCTTCCCAATCCTCTTTCGTACTTTTATCGATCCTCAACATTTCCCGATGAATCTCACCAGGATCCGTTTCTATTCGCAGCTTCTTAGGAAGGACAGCACCTTTTCTAAGAAGATGTGCACGCATGAGTTTTGGATTTCTATGATCGATGTAATGCTGGGTACCTCTCTCACCGAAATCGATGGCTCTCTTATTGGGTAACGTCACCCTGAGTTTGTGTGTTACGGAAGGGCTTGGTTGTAATACGACGTGCATTAATACAGCATAAGGAAAAAATTATAGCTATATTCATGCTCGAATATACGACACTCGACGGGACGATCATACAAGTTGGTCAAAATGCCAAAGAAAATGATCGATTGACGCTTTCGAGTGCACCTCGATATTGGTGGATGCACGCCGCCGGGTATTCGGGTGCACACGTTATCATCTGTGAAACGAATGATCTCTCTAGGGAGACGAAAAGGGATGCGATGGTTTTAACGATTCATCACAGTAATGCACCCGATACCAAAATGTCGTGTATTGACTTGGCTCGTGTAGAGCAAACCGCATCTATGCGTCAGGCTGGAAAAGTTGAACTTCGGGGTGATGTCATGGAACTCACCATTTTTATGCGCCGTGAAAAGGAACGTTTAGAAAGGATCTTAAAAACGAAACGGGTGGTAACAGTATAATGAGTCATTTTCAGGATTGGAAACCCGTCGTCATTCATGGAGCGAAACACAATGTTTCGCGACCCACACAGCCACACCGTGAAGTGACGAAGGAGCAAAAGTTAGACCGCGAGGAGTTGGGGACACACAAGACGGTTTCACTTTCCATGGCGAAGATGATTCAACAAGGGCGTATTGCTAAAGGTTTCAAGACACAAAAAGATTTAGCGATCGCGGTGGGTGTGAATGCGAGTATTATCAACTCGTACGAATCGGGTAGAGCTATTCCGGATCCGAATGTGCTACAGAAATTGAGAAGGGTTCTGGGAGTAAAACTAAAGTAAGGAAGAATAATGTCCAGCGATGTAATACACATCCTTGAATCCAAGATCTTCCAATTTCTCTGCCGCAAATCTGGCCCGTTGCCCCGTATTGCAGTAGACGAGTAAACCTCTCTTGGGAAGTTCCGTCGTCGTTTTTTCATT